GGAAGCTGAGCGGCTGATAGCCGGTGCCAACCACGTCAGCCTGAGTGTCTTTGACCCCGGTACCCGTCTGTCAGACAAGAAAAAGGCACTGGAGTTCCTGGACATAGGTGACGACTCATTTCCCACTGGCATCAAGGAGCTGGATGATCGTGGCTTTGGCCCGGTGCGCAAGGAGCTATGGCTGTTCATAGGCAATGCCAAGGCCGGGAAGTCATGGGCGTTGGGGCAATTGGCCAAGTCGGCTTTAAGGCACCGCTACCGGGTAGTGCATATCACCCTGGAAATGAGTGAGAAGCGCACTTCGCAACGCTACTTCCAGTCGTTGTTTGCCATGGCCAAGCGCAAGGATGAATTTGAAATCACCAGGTTTCAGCGTGACAGCCTCAACCGGATCAACGGCTTTGACAGTAAAAAATCCAAGCCTGCGCTGTCCATGGATGACCCTCACATCCGCAAGAAACTGGAACGCAGGATTGACCGCTGGTCCGCCAGGTTGCTGGACAACATCATAGTCAAGGAATTTCCTACCGGTCACCTGACCGTGCTGCAGCTTCGCGCCTACCTGGACAATCTTGAGGCCAGTGAGAAGTTTGTACCTGACCTGCTAATTGTGGATTACCCCGACCTGATGAAGCTGGACAAGGACAATTACAGATTGGCCCTGGATGAAGTGTTCAAGGAGCTGCGCGGGCTGGCGAAGCAGCGTAACATAGCCCTGGCAGTGGTCAGCCAATCCCATAGAAGTGCGGCCAAATCCAAGCAGGTAGGCATAGAAAATGTGGCTGAAGCCTACAGCAAAATAGCCCACGCCGACGTGGTGCTCACCTATAGCCAGACCCCGGCCGAGAACAAGCTGGGGCTGGCACGGCTGCATGTGGCAGCGGGTAGAAATGATCGTGATAAATTTACTATCGTGATCTCACAGGCGTACAATACGGGACAGTTCGTTGTAGATTCCAGCCTCATGAGAGGCACATATTGGCAGAACCTGCCAGCTGGAGAGGAGGAACCATGAGCGACATTGTGGAGCGGCTGCGTGACTCAAACATGCCGGATGTTCACGTTTGGATACGTCGGGGCTTGGAGGCCGCCGACGAGATCGAGCGGCTACGGGCGGCAATCAGGGACTGTGCCCATAACTTGGGAAATGAGTTGTCGGCGACCTACGAGAGCACTGATGCTGTTATGAATAAGGTGGCCGCCGAGATCGTACACCTGCGGCGAAGGGTGCACTCAGCAGAGGCCGAGATCGAGCGTTGGAAAAATCTATACGACGCGGAAATCAACCGCGTGCTTGCTATGGAAATCGAGACCGAGCGGCTGAAGGAGGCGCTTAAACAGCGGGACGAAGATCACGCCATCATAACTCGCGACTTACGCTCCGAGATCGAGCGGCTGCGGGGAAAATAACATGATCTCTAAGCAGGCAGTCAGGGAGTTTCTAGCCAGGGACTTGGGATCCCACGACTGGCTTAAAACCATACCGATTGAGAAGCTTGACGCTGAATTGAAGATGCTCAAGCCCAGGCCGAACTTCAACGGTATCAATCTTTGGGCACATCAAAAAGCAGGACTTTTATTGGCCCTGGAACTCAAGCGGTTCATGTATTTCTGGGACATGGGCGGCGGTAAGACCCTGCTATCCTTGGCCCTGCTGAAGTACCTGAAGCAGCGTGGTGAGCGACCCAGGGCCATTGTCTTTGTACCCTACATCACCAGTGTTGACACCTGGGTTGAGGAAGTGGCCAAACACGCCCCCGACCTGCATTGTGTAGCATTGTTGGGTAGTACCGCCGAAAACCTTGACCGCTTGCAAAATAGAGACGCCGACCTGTTTGTGATCTGCTATCAATCGGCCGTGGCCATGGTCAGTTACCCGGTGAAGACCAAAAAGGGCAAAGGGAAGTGGGACATCAATGCTACCCAGATCAGGGATTACTTCAAAGGTTTCAATATCCTGATCTGTGACGAAATCCACCGCTGCAAGAACCACACGGCGCTGACCTACCGTATGTGCAGGGCCATTTCCTCTACCAGTGAATACGTTCTGGGGCTGACCGGGACGCCGTTTGGCCGCGACATGCAGGACCTCTGGCCGCAGTTCAACCTGATTGACTTTGGTGAGACACTAGGCCCGACGCTTGGGCTGTACCGCAGTGCTTTCTTCACTGAGAAGAAAAACTATTGGGGTGGCTTTGATTACATCTTCAAGAAACAGCTAATGCCGGACCTGCAGCGCATCATCAAGCATAGGAGCATCAGGTACACCATCGATGAATTTGCCGACATGCCCAGCAAGGAGTACTGTCGGCGCTTGCTTAGCCTCCCTGCTGACAGTGCAGGCTACGTGGCCAAGGCCCTGGTTAATCTACGGGATGCCGTGAAGGGCAAACAGTACCGGCAGGTTGAGTCCAGCTACCTGCAGCTTCGCCAGCTATCATCAGGCTTTATGACACTAAAGGGGGAAGACAATGACAAGATACAGGTCCAGTTTGACGACAACCCAAAGCTTGAGGCGGTTGTCCAGCATATTGAAGATATGCCACATGGCAGCAAGGCAGTTATCTTCCATCATTTTGTTTATAGTAACGGTGTCCTTGCTGACCGCCTTTCTAGAATGGGGGTTCCGTGCGCCCGCATCTGGAGCGGTCAAAAAGACCCTATTGGTGAACTACGAAGGTTCAGGGAAGACCCTGACTGTAAGGTGATGGTGCTGAACTGGCGCAGTGGGTCCAGTTCGCTGAACCTGCAACACGCCAACTACATGATTGTCTATGAGCAGCCGGACTCACCCATTGACCGCAAACAGGGCGAAGCCAGGCTGTGGCGGCCAGGGCAGGCCCAACGGGTGTGGATTTATGATCTACTGGTCAAGTACACGGCGGATCAGCGCATGCACGCTGCCAACTTGGCAGGCAAGAGTTTGCTGGAAGAACTACTCAACGGAGGTGAACTATGAAGATAGACATCTACATGGACCATGTGATCATCGAAGGCCAAACCATCAGGCGGCCCAGCTACATCAGCAGGGGACATTGGATGCAGTGGTGGGAAACTACCACTGCTTTCAAGCAGAAGTACTGCAAATACTGCGGGATGACGGCTAAGGCATGAGCACATGAGAAGAGATATATCAAGGGTCAGGGCACTCAACTGTCTACTTCATGATAACTTTGTCATAAAAGAAAATAAGAGCAAATTGAGTGTATTCGAAGAGAGTGGTATCAACTACGGACATGATCAGTGGTATGATTTTATCTCAGAAAATTACATTGATTGGAAAAGGGTTTCAGAGGCCACAGATGCAGAGCTGTTGTGCATACCAAACTTTGGCGGGAAAAGCCTTATGTATATACAAAAAGTGCTAAGGCAGAAGGGGTACGAGACAGCCCCTGTACCGGCAAAACGCAAACCCCACTACCAGAAACTGGGGCGCATATTCTGCCCTCACTGTGGCGAACATATCAACCTACACACCTACCACTCATGAACTGGCAAGACTTCCTCACTGACAATCAGATAGAATGGGTTTCACGCGGGCCTAATACGGCCCGTGGTGAGATCAGCATTCAGTGTCCGTGGTGCGGCGATGAAGACCCCAGCCAACACCTGGGCATCAATCTGTCCAAGGGAAGCTGGGGTTGCCTGCGCAACCCTGAGCATCGCGGCCATTCAGCCACCTACCTGATTGGCACCCTGCTCAGGTGTTCGCAACACCAGGCCAGAATCATAGTCGATCAGTACAGTAGAAGCGATCCGGACCAGATTGACACCAGTGACATACCAGAAGTTGGTGAGGACTGGTTCAAGAAAGCTAAATTGGTTGAACCACCTGAAGTGCTACCAACTCTACGCGCGATTGAGGCTACAGGGAGCACGGCCAAGTTCTGGCAATATTTGCTGGTCAGGGGCTTTAACCCAGATGCCGTAATCAGGCAGTACAAGCTCCAATGCTGTATGGTGGACCGCTACAAGGACCGGCTGATCATACCGCTGTATCAGCGCAAGGCACTGATTGCCTGGACCGGCCGTGCTCTTGGTACCCCAGTAACCGCACCACGCTACCTCAGCTCCAAGCGGGTCAAGGAGACCATTTTCAATGAGGACGACCTGATGCAGGGCGGCAGGTTGTTGTTCATCACTGAGGGGCCGTTCGACGCCATGAAGCTGGACTATCACGGCCTTGAACAGGGGGTGCGGGCTACCTGCACCTTCGGCACCAGCATACCCATTGAACAGCTGGTGCTGTTGAACAGCCGAAGAGCCCGCTTCGATAAAACCGTTATACTGTTCGACCGTGATGCGGTAGAGCCTGCTTTCATAGCCAAGGAGTGGCTGCCGTCATCTACTGTGACGGTAGGGCAGCTGCCTGAGGGGGTCAAAGACCCAGGGGAACTATCCAGGGAGCAAATTCAGGAGTTGATCAATGGACAGACCTGAAGGTGCTGTGACGCCTGAAGAGCTTGAGGCTTTGTTGGATAAGCACAACAAGGTAAGGGTCTATATGGTGTACCCCCGTGAAATATGGGATTACTTTTGTAAGGACCCTGGTCGCCACCCCAAGTATTGGTGCATTGGGCCTGAAGGAGTAGAATATAATTTGGATTGGAATGGCGTGTGTTATGGAATGAAGCATTGGCCCGATCACCACATATTCGTAAACTACTGGCATTTCTATGCATACGAACTCAAACAGAGGAGAGCAAAGTGAGTGAGATTGAGGCAGAACTGGTCAAGCTTTTGAAGTTCAAGAAACACCCTGATGACTACGAGGACCGGCAGGAGTACCTGACGGCATTAGCCGAAGCCGTGGATGGGGTTAAGGACGACACTACATTTGATAAGATGACTGAGCCTACCTATGACTGGCTGCAGGACGCAGTTGAGGCCAGGAACAAGAAACGGGAGATAGAGGATTTCCCTGACGCAGAACCGGAGGAGGTTGAGGATGCCAGCGAGGACGATGGAGCAGTTGAGGATGCTGAAGGTAGCGAACCCACCGAAGTGGATGCGGAAACGCCTGAAGAAACGCCTGAAGAAACACCTGAGGAAGGAGTTGCAGAGGGAGAGGAGACAGAACAACAACTTGAAGAAGTTGGTGAGGAACCAACTTCAGAAGATGTTCAGCCTGGCGATGGACAACCAGTATCTGATGCGCCACCTGCAACAAAGAAGCACAAAAACCCCAGGAAAGGGTCGGGCGGCAGGTACCTCAGGAAGAAAAAGGGTAAACCGGACATCCAGCCGAAGCACAAGCCGGGCCACGAGCCGGACTACACGAAAATAACCGGCAAGAAAGACCGCTACGGCGTCACCGAGGGCACCAAGGTCAGCATGGCTCTGAAGATGCTGGAAAAGGGCTGTACCATGCGCGACGTGCAGCTTGAACTGGGCGACACCCAGTACAACATGCTGCGGAAGCTGCACAAGCAAGGGCACCGGATTGACAAGCTGGAGAACAAAGTCCTCAAACTTATTCACAAGGACGATGTGGGAAAGAAGGTGAAGGGCAAATGACCGACCCCTTTGACTTGAAAGCACCACTGGTCACGGCCCTGTCGGCGAACGTTTACTCCGATGGGGTGAGGCTTAGCTTTGGTGAAGCCCTCCCTGCCGCTGGTAAGTCAACTTATCATACAGCAGTCTTCATACCTGCCAGGCTCTTTGTGGAGCTCAGGAAGCTGATCACCAACATAGAGCCCAAATTGGCTGAGATGAAAGATGCTGTATAAAACCAAAGGCCCGTCAGGGAAAGTTATGCATAGAACCAGGCCCCTCCTTATCTCCGCTAAGGAGGGGTATTCACGTCCGGCACCGGGCAAAGCTTGGTTTCAGACTACCACCACTGTCTGGCGCGTGGATGAACTGATCCGCAGGCGGGTCAGGGACTGGCGCAGGTTGCTGGGGGAAACCGGCCATACCGGCACCCGCACTGAAACCATGAGGGCAGATCATGATAGTGTTTATACTGGTACTCACAGCGTATTCCCTGCTCCTTTGGTTGAGTGGGTACTGCTTCGCTATGGACCACCCGGCAGTCGCATTCTTGATGCTTTTGCTGGCGGCCCTCCTCGGGCCGTTGTGTCGGCCATTATGGGCTACGAGTACGTCGGCTTTGAAATCAGGCAGGAGCAGATAGATGAAAACAAGTCCACGCTTGCTGATCTGCACCTTAGTGGTGGCAGCTTTATTCTCGGTGACGGCTGCGTACTCGGCAAAGATGTTGGCCTATTTGATATGGCATTGACTTGCCCACCTTACTGGAACTTGGAAACGTACAGTGATCTGCCCAACGACCTCAGCAACCTGAAGACTTACAGTAGGTTTAATTCAGCCATGTTAGATTGCGCTCACGCACATCGTAAGCACATGAAGCCGGGTGCCTTTGTCTGCATCGTGGTTGGACCGTTCAGGGATAAGAAAACTGGTGAGTTGATTGATTTCCCGGCGCACACAGTCCAGAACTTTCAGGCTGCCGATTTCATCTATTGGCAGCAGATTGTGCTGTCAAAGAATTTTGCTTCAGCTGCTAAACGCTCTACCAATGCCTGGCGCGGATTGAAGTTAGTACCGGCGCACGAATTCTTATTGGTGTTCAAAACTCCTGGTGAGAAATCAAATGTCAGAAGCAAATGACGCTATCTCCTCCTCGTATTCAGGACACCCCAATGAGCCGTAAAAACAAGGAGGATTGGGGGCCAGGCCCCTGGCAGAATGAACCTGACGATAAGGATTGGGTTGACCCAGCCACCATGCTGGATTGTAAAATACTACGCGGCCCGTTTGGGGCTCTCTGCGGGTACGTTGGCGTACCGAAAGAGCACCCGGCTTATGGAATGAGCTACAGTTTTTATATAGAGGGCTATGTCGACGAAAATGTTGAGTGGTGGCGTAGGCACATCACCCATCGGGTAGAATACAAAATCATGGACATTGACGTGCACGGAGGGCTGACTTTCTCAGGCCCACACACAGACAGTGATCTTCACTGGTTCGGCTTTGATTGTTCACATGCCTTTGACTTTACCCCAGGATTACTTGACGGTGAGACTTTACAGCATATCCGCATGAAGGATGAAATTTACCGCGATATTGAATATGTCACCACGCAAGTCGAATCCTTGGCGAAGCAGCTGGCAGCAATAAAGAGGTTAGATGATGGACAGACAGGAACTAGTTAAGAAGCTTGGGCTGGTCAGCTTGGCGCTGGCCGACAATGACCTGATACCGATCCTTAAATGCTTCGCCTTCACCGGCGAAGATGTCATTGCCTGCAATGACACCTTGGGGGTAACCACCCCCTGCCCCACCGAAGAAGCATTTTGTGTGCATGGGAAAACGCTCAAGGAGCTGCTTGAGAACAGTCATGCAGAAACGGTGGTCTTCAAGATTGAGGGTGACGACCTGGTGGTCAGGACCGGCAAATCCACCTTCAAGCTACCCTGGTTCCCGATTGAGGACTTTCTCTGGCTGGTGCCGGTTGACCTTGAGCCAATCATGGAGCTTAATGAAGACCTTCTCATTGGGCTTGGTCAATGTTTGTCGACAGTCAGCAAGGACTACACACAACTGAAAATGATGGGGGTGCGTCTGCACCAAGGCACTCTATACTCCAGTGATGGGGATGCTTTCACAAGGTATGTTACCGACACCAAGGTGACGGCAAAGGTGGACCGCCTGCTGCCAAACGATTTCTGTGCTTCGTTGATTAAAATAACAGAGCAGTCCGAGGCCAGTTCGGGTGAGATTTCCATCAATGACGAATGGGCAGCGGTAGAGTTGGACAGCGAATTCAGCATCTACGGTAGGCTACTGGAAATTGACAACCCGCTTGACCACGAGGCGTTGATCAAGCGTACTCTGAAGGCCAAGCCACAATTCACCAAGGTGCCGGAGGGGCTGGATCACGCCCTTAGCAGGGCCAGGGTAGTGGCCGACCCTGAGTCCGCCAAAACCGTATTCACCATCAAAGGCGGCCGGTTGGGACTGCTGACAACTGCCTCTATGGGTATCATAAAGGATAACTTGCCATTCAACGGCCATAGTGATGTGCAAGCTAACGTCTCGGCAGCACGTATCCAACGCTGCATCAGCCTGTGTGATGAAATGTCGGTCGCTGAGAACTGCTGCACGTTCCGCTCAGGCAGCAAGTTGTTTATCCTGGCATCAAATCTGGGAGAATAAAATGCAGGACAGATTGAGGAATGCAAGACTGCATACATTCCAACAGCCTAAGGGGGCGTGCGCTGAATGCGGCGGGCGCGTTGTCTGCGATAGAACAACTAATTTGAATGGTGGCAGGACAATAGTTTCAAAAAAGTACTGTCTTGATTGTGGCATCCATCCAATTCCCTGGTGGAAACGGCTGAGCCCAACTGAAAGGATGATGCATTTCTTGCGTGTTGGTAAGTACGACCCAAGCAGGAGGTAGCCATTTCATTTTACTTCGCTAAGCAAGCCCGCAAGGCTGCAAAGCCTGCTGGCAAAGCCCCTTTGGGCACGCCCCGCAATGCCCGCGCCAGTGTGCAGGCGTTGCGTAGGCTTGGCTGCAAAGCCTGCCCCTTGAATAAGGCTGACGTGCAAACGCCCAAAATGTTGCCTACGCTGGCACGCCAAACTGAAGTGTATTTTCTAGCTGAAGCACCAGGGAGGGATGAAGATGAAAACACGGGGAAACCGCTCACAGGTCCCAGTGGTACTCTTTTACGGCAGTGCATTCCTAACGGCTTTGTACCTGTATGCTCTTTTGACAACGTGTGCAACTGTCGACCCACCGATGCCAAAGGGAACCGCGCACCAACTTGGCAGGAAGTAGAGTGTTGCCAGCCCAGACGGGTCAAATTCATAGAGCAGGCCAAGCCCAAACTGATTGTCGGCCTGGGGGCAGTGCCGTTGCAGGCCATACTGGGATCAGGTGACCTGGCCGGGATGCGCGGCAGGCTGTTCGCAGTCAAAATAGGCAGCCACGAATGCTGGTTCATGCCTACCTATCATCCATCCTTCATCCTGAGGACCGCCTATGACAAGAAAAAGCCCCTCCAATCCAAACTCGGCCACTGCTTCAGGATGGATGTCCGTCGTGCTTGCGAAATGGCCGCAGAACTCAAACCCTGCAAAATTGATAGCGAAAGCGAAATCAGATCAGGAGTGCAGTGCTTTGACGGATCAGATCCCTCCCATTACGGAAAATTATGTGCGCTACTTGATCATGCTGGCCAGGCTGACACCCAGGCTGACACCATCGCAGTCGATATCGAGACCAGGGGACTCAGACCCTTCAGCGACGGCGCAGCCATCATGTCTATCGCCATATCAACTGCAACATCTAATTTCAGCTTTGCAGTTGAACATCCAGCATCAGCATTTTCAGTTGATCAACGAAAAATCATTAGTGAGTTATGTGCAAGGATACTTGGAAGCAGCGGGCCGACTAAAGCCGCACATAACGCACCATTTGAGCTCGAGTGGTTTATCTGGCTATTTGGACGCGAGATCGTGGACCACGCGACTTGGGAATGCACTCAGATGCAAGCCCATTTTCTGGATGAAAGGCGTGGCAAGCAGGGTCATGGGGAGGATAACTTCCGGGCTCCATACCAAAGTCTAGACTTCCTGGTGAAGCAGCACTTCGGCATAAAATATAAGTCCATGTTCAAGCTGAACAAAAAGGACATGTCAAAGTCCGACCTAGGCGAGATGCTGATTTACAACGCCCTGGATACGAAGTATACGCTCAAGCTCCACCACGCCCAGACCAAGCTGCTGAAGGAGCGCGGGCTGCATGACGCCTACCTTGAGGCACTGCCACGGCAGTCTTCAGTAGCCTTGATGCAGACCCTTGGGGTGCTGGTGGACCAGGCTGAAGTCAAACGCAATCAGGCCAAACTAGGTAAGGAAATAGCTGGTATTGAGGCTGAGATGGACGCCCTGCCGGTTGTGCGTGAGTACAAGGCAGATCACCGTGAAGTCAACTTCGCAGCTGGCCCAGACTCCCTTGACATCTTCAAGGACTACTTGAAATGCCCAGAAGTGAGGGTCAATCCTGAACATCACGAAGTGCACGACTACAACATTGCATCCAAGGCTAAGCGCAAGTTTGATGAAGCACCAGGGAAACCCAAATATTCGGTGGATAAAAATGTGCTTGATAAGATTGACCATCCCCTCGCCAAACTTATCGGTGACTTGCGTAACAAAACCAAACTCAAATCAACATACTGTGATGGTTTGGAATTCGGAAGGGGTGCTTTGGTGTACCCTGACGGTAGATTACACTGTAACTTCAACACCACCTTCGCAGAAACCGGGCGAACGAGTAGTGATGCTCCAAACATGCAAAATTTCCCCCAACGCAAAGACTCCTGGATCAGAAAGCAAATCGTGGCCCCAAAGGGTCATGTCTTTGTTGCGTTTGATTATGGTCAGCTAGAGGGTTGTACTGCTGCCATGTGCAGCAAGGACAAAGTGTTGGTGAAAGCCCTGTGGGAGGACTATGACATTCACATGGAGTGGGCACAGAAGCTGGCTGCCAGGTACCCTGAGATTGGCGTAGCGGACAAAGCCCTGAGGGCACGGGTCAAAAACAAGCTAGTGTTCCCGGCCATCTTTGGGGCCAAGAATAGCTCAATTGCCGACTACCTGAAGGTGCCTGAAGACGTTATTGACGACATTATGGATTCTTTCTGGGAGACATTCGATGGCTTAGCCGAATGGCAAGATCGAATTATGAAATTTTACTACGAAGAGGGATATGTTGAAAGCCCAACTGGTAGGAGGCATCATTACCCCCTAACAAGGAACCAAGCTATCAACTTCCCCATACAAAGTGTAGCCTGTGATCTGGTCTGCTGTGCCATGAACGAGTTATCACACAAAGCAGTGTCGTCCGGCAATTGGCATCTGCATCCTATACTAAACATACATGACGATTTATCGTTCTCGATACCTGACAATGACCAAATTCTTGAGAAATCAATTGAAACTATCTACAGGGCCATGCTAGACCAACCATATGATTTTATCAATGTGCCTCTTTCCGTGAAGGCGTCGATTGGTAAGAATTGGTTTGATATGCAGGATATAGGGGCATTCTGGAGTCACAAGGATCTGTAATGGATACTAAACAGCTAGTAACAAGGCTTAAACGTGACTATCTTTATAATCAGGAAACTGGAGATTTCTATCATCTCAAAAGAGGTAGTACTGCTGGTTACCGGCGCAAGGATGGGTACGTTGAATTGTATGTAGGAGGGATGCCATATCTGGCCCACCGCATGGCGTGGCTGTACACAACTGGGCAGTTGCCGCATGAGGTAGATCACAAGAATGGGGTCAGATCAGATAATAGATGGTCTAATCTTCGTGAAGCTTCAAGAAGCCAGAATAATGGCAACAGCAACGGTTGGTCCAAATCAAAAAGG